AGTATGTCTTCTGAGTAGTTACGCAAATGAAATCCTTTCACAATTAGTATCTGTTCATACTAGATCGTGAGAGGAAGTAAAAGCAAGCAAGGGCAAATAGCACTACAAATCTCATGTTGTACTCCTGATGTTGGACTAATTTATCCAACCCTACTACAACTATTTAGTTGTAGTATTCCAGTGGTACACGGCTTGGTGGAGAACACCCAAAACATCGTCAGGGTTCTCGTCTTCGTTCTCTAAGGCTTGGCAATAACTATTTGCTGCTTTGATAATGCTTTCAGCATTAGCCAGTTTCTTAGCAAATGAATCAACCAGTTGGCGTAGTGCTTGTTTATCGTCATACGCCCTAGCGAGAGAGACTTGAAGATCTTGAATTACTGCAAACTCAAATGATTCCATAAAACCTCATTTCATAGGTTATATACCAGCGTACATCCTATGAATGGTCTTGTCAAGCATCGTCCGAAAGATCTAGGACATCTTGGTACATGGTATTGGCTTGGTGGGCGTTTAATCCCCCACTGGACAACTGCCTAGTGACATCTCCAGCACTCTGACCAAACAAACGACTCAGCACTCCACTACTTCCACGAGCCTCTACTTCTAAGCGAACCATATCCCGTGTATCACTTATGTTCCTAAACTTCTCAACAAGATTAAAGAGTCTGTCTACTTCCCCTGAAAGTGCTGGGTCAAGACCTTGTCCTTCTAGTTCTTCAGCAAAGCGAGCAAACAAAACACGACTCACTTGCATCTCCAACATTGCCCTCAATGCGGCTTGTAATTGATCCTTAGTTTTGATCTCTACAGGTAACTTAAAACCACACTCAGAATCTTGTCGGAAAGCAGGGCAACGAGCGCTGAGATAGCAACTATTGCATTGACGTAAAAGGTTGCCTTTATACGAAATTACTGGTATCTTTTCAACGCCTAATTCTTCAGATTCTTCATCACCAGCAAGGGTTTGAGCGAGTTGTGGAGTGAATTGCTCAATACCAATAACAGGTAGTAATACTTTGTCATCCTCGTGCCGCATCTCAGCACCTCGGATACTAATACTTGACCCCCTCGGTGCCACATTTGGAACGGAAGGCACATTGCTGGGATAGTTACTATCCGTGACACTTTCTGATAGACCAATTTCTTGCTCATCATCAAGTTCTTGAGGCTCATAGACCCCAAAAGTTGTCTTTTCCCACGCTTGCCAAGACACAATCGCAAGCCTTGCTACTTCAGAGTTATCATCTTGAACAATGGCATCATAATCAATACCTAGTTTAATGATGTCGTTTCGGTGTTTCTTTCGGGCAGAATCCTTCTGCTGGGCTGGGTATCGGCGTAGCCCATGACCATCCCAAACTTGAGTCTCACCATAGCGAACGGCAGATGTCCAAGAACCCACAATTACTGAATCCCAAGGTAGCGAGGCAATAACATCGGGCTTGGACGACAACCCAATCAATTTAGCATCCCACCTTTGGACTAAGTTTCTAATGCGGGATATCGTTTTGCCATTAACTGCTTTGTCGCTGATTGCTGCTCTGCCATTCTTTTGGCATAACCACGCAAGTCGTTCCATATCGTCTGGGTCATTCCATACAGGAATGTAGCGTTCACCTAGCCAAGTACCGTCATAATCGGGTCTTCCTATGACCATTGCAATGTTTTCGTAGTGTTGTCTGACAAAATCGTCATAGCGACTGACATCCTCATCAGTCTCCGAGGTGTACAAAACGATGTCTCCAGCAGGGAACATTACAGACAAATCAAGTTCTTTTTTCTTAGGAATTGGTAAATGAGTGAGATTTACTGCATACTGCGTAACACCTGATGCCTGAAGCAGTGACCTGTGGGATGCCTTTTCAGCATTGGCAAAATAGACTTTCATTCAGAGGCTCCTACGTCTTTGTAGAGAGACTGTACATCAATTTCATGTGCTAGATCACTCCATATCTGGCGCTCTTTGGGCTTATTATCTCGCCATTCTGGGCGAATAAAGTTAGGTAAACAAACTAAAATGCTGGGAATAGCATCCTGCATTACAAGCGTGACAGTCTCAGGATTGGTATCTACAAACCAATCAATCTTTCCGTAAACTGCGTTTAAGTCACGAACACGGTCACGGAAGGCTGTTGGTCCTTTCCCTTTTACTGTATCTGCAAGTGCAAACTTATAGCCTTCTCGTTTAGCCCAAGCGTTTAACATTTCAGGATCAATGTCATTACCACCAAGAATAATCATTCTTCCGTGATACCTTGCGTACAAGGCTTCATACAGTTTTTGACCATCAGGTATTGGTTGTCTTGCGCCTGGAACCATTGCCTTATCGGTTGGTGCGTAGGCTAAAACATCAAAGGTAACTACGAGCACTAGTCGTACATACCCATTTGTGTACGCTCCTTGTGAGCGACATACCCTGAACCTACTGGGCAATAATGGCAAAGGTACTGACGATTGGCTTTTGGAACACCAACTTTACGACCAATGGTCTTGGATTCATCTTCCCAATCAATACAACTACCTTTAGGTGCACCATGTCGTTGGAAACACTTGAGTGCTTCTACTTTAAGATCGTCACGAACTTCACGAACTTCAATCTCATTCTTCATCAATTCTTTTTTGATGCCTGTCTCACCATCTAATGCATCATATGTTGCTTGATCGCATCGGTATATCTGAGACATATGTGATTCAGGGGAAGGATCTTGGGCACGACCTAAGTGCATCTTAATGATCTCTTGCAATTCCATGTCATTATCTGCGTTACCGTCATAGTCCCGCATTTTGTGCATTGTCCCGCATGAGTTACAAACTAACAATCTTGGCATGTTGTACTACTTTCTTGTGAACTTACTACCTTGGTAGTCTACTCTTTTTCGTCATCCCAAGTATCATCATGAATACCCAATGCGTCTAAAAACTCTCTTGCTTGGTCCATAATGTTACTACTGCTAGGGTGGAATTGCTGTCGCTCGCCACGCATCGCCATACGCTTGTCCCTTGCTTTTTGCGCCTTTTCAAAACTATAGATTTTTGCGTCAGGCATTACAGACTTATTGTTGGGTCAGAAACCTCAGCCATAGGGCTTTTTGGGGAAACACCATACTGTGATTGAAGCACCATTTGACGCTTCATAGAAGGTCCAGACTCCACTACACCGCCACGATCTGGGGTGAGATTCTTAAATGCGCCATCAGTAATACCTAGGCGAAGGTCATTGTTTTGGGAACGAGATGAGTTTACAGCCATGATCTATTTTACCACCTTACTCGCCCATATGGGAATAGTGTTCATCTCCAGTAAGTCGGCGGTACCACGAACCTTGATGTTGTACATCATCATAAATGTGCTTACCACCAGAATCAACCATGCTGTCTGGGAGTGCTCTACGGGCTTTTCCGTGCATATCATTTGCCATACGCCATGCATCTGTGTGAGCAGTCTCTCCACGAAAGGTGTGAAAATGCTTGCCTTCTTTAGTTACAACCCCTGTCATACCGTCATCAGTATGCCCATGACCAATACCTAAACCTAAATATGTATGATTCCAATTTTCCATAATTACTTCTTTCCAACCTTGGATGAACCAATTTTAGCAGGCTTGCCAAGAGATGCTCCAGTAACTGAACCAAATGAAATCGCTGGTGAGCCTGGCTGACCTGGACCTTGCTGTGTTGCTGGTGGTGCACTTGCTCCAGCGTAGTTATTTACTTGTCTAGCATCTGTATTATTTGCTTGAATGGTGGGGGCGCTAGTATTGCCACTATAAGTTGTAGCACCTGCTACAGCAGGCTTTTGCTTTGGTCCACGAGCAACTGGAGTTCGTGCACCTGATTTGTTTTGCTGGTCTCTAGTTTTTCTAGCCGCTTGTTGTGCAGGAGTAACTACCCTTTTAGGTTTTGTGCTTTGTTGTCCTTGCGGTGCAGGTTGCACTTGTGGTGCGGCAGCACCACCACTGTTATTATTAAACGCATTTTGGTTCTGCCCACCTAAACCTTGTTGGTTGTATGTGTTCCCAGAACCTTCACCAAAACCGCCACCTACAAAAGTGGTGTTGTTGCTGTTTGTATCACCACCATCATTTCCACCACCTCTACCTCCACGCCTGCCTCCACGCCTGCCTCCACCCATTCCCCTGTTACCATAAAGACTGATCGGGCCTTGACCGTAGAGTGCACTTTGCATTAAATTTGCGCCAAATCCACCTTGTGTACCTGCGGCGTTGTTTGGCATATTGGAAGCACTGAAGTCTTTTTGTACACCTGCGGTTGGTGCTTGGAACCTTGATTGCTGAGGCGCTTCTCCACGTTCCATTCTTCCCGTGACGTTATACAACGGCTGTTGGTTGACTCCACCAAATCTATTTTCAGGCATGGACTATTATACCCATAGACTTTGCATAGAGTATCGCCCTGATCCACTGAACTGATCATCTGTCATTTGTGCTCGTTGCATCATGACTGGAGCACCTGATACCCATGAACGGTAGTTAGGGCTAAAACGGTCAATTGACAGAACATCTGCCACGCCAAGTTCTTGCTTAACAAACCCTCTACGCTCAGGCATTAGTTGCTGAGGAACTGTAGGGCGAATTGCACGAATAGTCGCAGGATCAGAAATAGCAGAATCTAGGGCAATGTCAACCAGCATCTCTTCACGAGATTGCCAAGGTCTACGAGTGCGGAAGTTATCTACAGGCACTAGTCCTCAAATTTCTGTGGTGCTTCTCTTCTTTTTGAGAAATCATGCATTTCTTCTGGTCGCATAATAACACCAGGAGTGCTACCAGTCCGAGGTAGGAGAGGACTCTGATTAGTGTTAGGTAGGCCTGCGTTTCCTGTAAGGTAATGTCTATCTTGAGCAGATAAATGTACGCTATATATCCGATGAACTGAACCTAAGTGTTCTGTATTGTCAGGGTCTAATCCAATCTCTTGTGTAATGTTTCTAAGGTCAGTTATATACTTTTTCATACCAGCGAGACCAATTGATGAGAAAGAACCGTGTTTCTTCTTCATTTGATCAGGTCCTGGCATTGCCGAAAATCGCATATGCTTAATCGCATGCTGGTAGGCTTTTCCGTCTGGAAAGTCTTCATCTCCAGGGCTTGGTCCAACTTTACCATTAAGGTAGGGTCCACTTACTGGATTCATGCGATGATCGTGTGCCAATAGTTACAGCCAGTCTTTTGGATCTGTTGAATTTGACCACTGGTTGCCGATGGGGTCAACTAAAATGTTTCCAGTGCCTTTTCTTTTTGGCTGAAAGTTGTCCCCATAATGACCGTCTGTACCTTCTGGTGTTTGGTATGAAGAATCATCAGCAGATGTTGGGCGAGGTATTCTTTGGCTCGGAATGTTACCAGAGTCCTCTAAAGATCTAGCAGCGCACTGTGCACGATCAACCCTGCGGTTAGGGTGATGCTCTGTACGTTCTCCGTTAGCCATTAGTAACCTCCATCATCATAGTCGTAACCGTCATACGAACCAATATCATCGTTTGGTTCATGCATATTCTCATCTGCTTCCGAATAACTTTCAGCAATACCAGCAGCATCAATACCATTCCACATTGCTTGTTGTTCAGCAATATCTCTTTGAACACGAGGGTCATCACCAAAGCCAACACCGATTTCAGCGTACCTGTTACCTAATGCTTCTTTAGTAACCTTACGGTTTGAATGATGTCGGGTATCGTCACCTCTAGGCATTAGTCTCTCTTCTCTCTTTCGCTAAAACCTGAATCCATACCCTGTACGCCTTCAGCATCAGATGTCTTATCATTGCCCCAATGTTCTGGTGCTTCTGGATTCTGGTCATGTGTTTCGTTTGCTCCACACATTTCGCAATGCGCTTCTTTGCCATAATTAGGGCTAGTCATTGCAGCCATGTTTGCAATATCAAATGCGTATCGGTCAACTCTACGCCTTGGATCAAACTCTGTGCGGTTACCTTTAGGCATTACGGCTTTTCCGTTCGTGGATTCTTTGGCTTAGATGTGGTTGGGCGACCACCACGAGATGCGTTTTGTGCTCGTGGGTGTGTCTGTGCTGCTGGACCACCTGTTGAAAGAACATTTGCACTTGGATTTGGAGATGAAGCCTTGCCTGCTGTACTGGCTACTGTTGGACCACTGTTGATAGTTGCGCCTTTAACATTGCCATAAGTGTTGCCATCACCAGTATTTGCTTGAATGGTGGCATAGTTGTTATTGATTGAACCACTACCACTACTTGCTGGAGATGTACCACCTGCATTGTCATTGAAAGCATTAAAGTTTTGTCCACCCATTCCTTGTTGGTTTACGGTATGCCCACCTTGAAAGTGTTGTGACCGTGTTGAAGTAGGTGCAGATCCTGCTGTTGGAGTAGGTCCCATTGATGGTGGTGGTCCTGCTGGAGTTGGTCCTGTTGTTGATGGTGTTTCTCCTGTTGGAGTAGGTCCCATTGATGGTGGTGGTCCTGCTGGAGTTGGTGACCCTTTAGCCGAGTCATGTCCACCAAGAAAACCACGAAGGCGAGCACCTAAACTTGGTTTAGCAGGTTTGTCTCCTGTAGCAGTTGAAGTTGACTTAGTAATACCAGCGTCTTCATCAGACCAATCATGGAATTCAGGTCCACCTCTGCCACGACCTTCAGGTGCTGTCGTTGGGTCAAATCCACGCAAACCATTTTCACGGTCTCTACGAATGCGATTCATAGCGGCTGTACCTTTTGCTTGGCTCCTTGTACCAGTCACTGGTTCTGACTTACCTGTCTTGTCTGTATTCAGGATGTATGGTCCACCAGACTTTTTACCTTTTGGCATACCACCATCATCATTGACTACTGATTCGGTCTCTGGACCTTTACTAATATTTACACCACCATCTAAAGCAACAGGTGCTGTTTCGGTTTTCCGTTTTCCTTCAGCAGCCTGTTCCTCGGACATACCTGGTCCTGGAGTAAACCCTGGAGAAGATTCTTTAAACAATGATCTTGCTTCAGCAGAATCTTTGGCTACTTGTTTGCCTTCATCAGAATTCAAATAGTCTTGGTTTTCTTTTTCGGCTGCATCAGTAATAGCATCCATCTTCTTTGTGCCCTTAAACCTACCCAAGTCAACAGTGTTGCTTGAACTATCTTTACGAGGAACTTGTGCAGAAGAAGAAGGACCAGAGTTCTTTGGTTCTTTAGGCTTCATTTCTGTCTTAGGCATTTCTTTTGCTTTAGGCTTCTTGTCTGCTTTAGGCTTCTTACCAGTTTCTTTTAGCACGGTTCCTAGTTCCTTGGGGGATGGTGGTTTAGTATCACTTTCTTTTGCTGCTACCTCTTCGTCAGACAATTCTTTGTAACTTCCACCAGCAGCAATAACATCAGCCTTTACTTTGTCTTTTTCTTTATCATTCATCTTGGCAGAATACCTTTTTTTGGCGGCTTTATATGACTTTGTCGTCATCTCTGGTTTCCACTTAAATTCGTTTGGATCTTTCGCTGCCACTGGGTGCTCCTCTAAGGATTGAGATGTATATACTTTACCAGTTAATCAACGCCAAGAAGGGCGAAGAGAACTAAGTTTGGCTCGGCGTTCAGCGTCAATGTATTCAGCATTCTGACGCTCGTCTACACGGGGGATACCTTTAGGTCCTACTTTGCCATCATTAGTCAAAACAACTGGGGCTGCTCCAGGGGGGGCAAACTTCTGACCCCTTGACTCATAAGCAATGCCTGTCCAGAGGTTGAACTCATCGGGCCAGATGTAGTCACCTGCGTTAATGCGCTCACCCTTGTGCACACCACGAGAATACTGACGAGCATTCATACGGCTCAGTGTTCCTGTAATTTTGTCCTGTCTACGGTTGGAAGACATTGTCCCAAGGTATCCGTCTGGATACGTTGTGTCTGGCATAGAACGATATCCAGCCAGTTGGTAATCCTTGTTATTACGGAATACTGGGGCAGGACCAAACTGAGGCTGTGATCCAGCGCCTGGTGCTTCCGAAGGAGAGTTCCAGTTGTTAAAGGATGTTTGTGAGGAGCCAGCCATCAGTCATCCTTTCCTTTAATCGTAGGGAAATCTTCTGTAAAATGTACAACTGGAATGTCAACACCAGCCTTTATTGCTGCAAATGCTCGGTGGTGACCATCACTAATCATACCATTTTGGCGAAAAGCAATAACGGGCTTTACAACACCGTGTTCTTTCATTGACGAAATTAGATCATCTATAGGATAATCAACGCTTGTCTGAAAGTCTGGGTGTAAGTCCAATTTGTCCCAGTCAGTATGGTATATATTTGGTTTGTATGATTGTTTAAACTGTTCTGGACTTATATGCCCAATTGCCCTAACACTTACAGTATCCCCACGATTCCATATTTTTGTTTGATACGGAGTATTAGTTTCTAGGCTTTTATCAAAGTTAGTACGTTCGTAATTAGGTAACCTGGATAGGTAAGAACTAACTTTCTTCTTCTTACCACCATCAGCCACTAGACGTTTCCAGCCATGCCTTGATTAGCAGTAGTAACAAACCCACCAGCGGAACCAGCCACAGCAGTAATAGGGCGTGGTTTTTCCTTCTTAACAACTTTTTCTTTCTTTACTTTCTTCTTTATAACAACCATTACTTCCACCTCATTTTGTCATCTGGATCCATTGGGTCTTTTGCTTGAGCATCACTTTCCCAATCAAAAGGTCTATCAGGTTTATCAGGTTTACCACCTGTTTTGGTTGGTGGTTTCTTTGGTGGTTTCTTTCCACCACCACCTGTGGATGTGCGAGCACCACCCTTTTTCCACTCTTTAGTATTGAGGTAAGGACCATCAATCTCGTCTAGTCGGTGAGTTAGTGGCATAACTCAAATGTTAATAACCGTTGCGAAGAGTATTTTCAATAGTACTTGCACCATCAGAACCAATATCATGTTGTACATTTACAATAATCTTACCTGCACCTGTTGGTCGTGATGGGCGCATAATGCCATGTGGGGGTGTTGGGTCGGCTTCTGTTGGGACAAGTTCTGGTGCATCTACTTCCCAATCAAATGGGCGATCTGAATGAGCACCACCTGCGGGGTGAGCCTTGTATGCAGAATCACGCTTGGCAAACTTACTACGACCTGCGTACTCGTTAATGTCTGTAATAGTTGCGTTTTTACGAATGCGTCCCATTAGATTTTTGGTAACTCCCCAGCCTTGCGCTTCCTGCCGTAGTCGGCAAGGTCGGCTTTGGCTCGTGCTTCTGATGCTTCCCGATTGACTTTTGCTTTATAGTTCTTATCATCTTGTTTTATTTCTGCTTTGCTACCACCCTGAATATAGGCTGTAGCAGAACCACCAGCACCTGACATTTCCCCCCATTGGTCTTCATCTTTCTTTGCTCGTGTATACGAATCAGCACGTTCCATAGCACCCATTGGATCCTTACTGTATTCCTTATTAACTTTTTTAATGGCTTTTGCTTTACTTGCTTTATCTTTCAAGATTGCTTTACCTTCAGGAGACTTTGGCTCGTGCCAAGTTTCAACTGTGCTACCAATTTTGATACGCTCTCTTGGCAGTTCTGGCATTCCCATTTTACGGCGGTCAGCGTTTTGGGAATCTTCTCGTGCTGTTTTGGCTTTGATGCGCTCAGTCTGCGCTGCCGAAGTATTACCACTATCGTCACGAACTGTGTGAGTGTCTGGTGCTGCGCCTCTTCGTGGCTTAAGTTTTCCACTGTTAGCGTAAGGCGTAATGCCCTTGACTCTGTCTAGCATGCCCATAATTACCTCACAACTGGTTTAAAGGAAATAGCGGAAATGCTCTCTCCGTTCTCACCTATAATATCATCAAACCCAACGATAAAGCAAAGATCTATACCACGAGGGGCGACAAACCCACGAGCGATAGCACACGCTTTAGCACCTTGGTTTACTGCACTTGCTCCAATGGCACGAATCTTAGGCAAGTGCCCTGCAACTACCGACCTAGCAAGGATGGAACCCACGCTTTGGGGGTTGCTTGATCCTGATACTTTTAGAACGTCTTCAACTTTAGCATTTAGTTCCTGGGACATATTGACTCCTTGTTGTTTGGTATACCTATGTCCCTATAATACCATGCTACTTGAAATGGGCTTCTTTCAACAATAAGAGCATATCTTCTAAACGCATTACAGCGTAAGATTCACCAACGGCTGCTGCTCCTTTGCCTGGGCGCTTTACAACAAGCAATGGTACGCCCATATGAATCTTACTGGCTTGCTTTACGGTGTCATTAAGCCACTCACTAAGTTTAAAAGCCTTTTGGTTCTTGGCTTGAATAGCCACTTCTGCCAAAGTAATGCGTTGGACTACCCCATGAATATCTCCAGCATCGTTCTCTCCAGCAAGGGCAGTTCTTCGTGCATGGGGAAATCCTTGCTCCTTGAGGTAGTTGACTAACAATGTCTCAAAGGAAGTGCCTTTGGCTTTATGTTTATTCCCCATAACCCAAACTTTCTAAAGCGTTTTTACCTTTGGGAGTAATCTTGCAAACACCTTGCAAAACCCCAGCACGGCCTAATCGTTTTTTATTAGTGGCAATCAAGTAACCTTCTTTTTTAAGAACAGAGGGTAATGCCCACCAACCGTTATTAGTTTGATCTAGCCCTGAGTACTCACCCATTTCGTCTTGAGTCATATCTGTGTTCTCTGCGTAAGCGCTCAATGCTATGTAAAGCCTGTTACCAACACTAAGTGTTGCTTCTTTTTTGTCAGACTTTTTCTTACTGGGTATTTTGGCTTCTTCAAGCAGTTTACAAAGGCGTTCAATCTCATCAGCCGCTTCTTTGCAATCTACCTTCTTAGGAAAATCTGAACGAAGTCTTTCTACTAATGTAGGCATCTGTAGTTATTCCTCCTCAATCTTAAAACTACCGTGACTCATGTGTAGCAATCTTCCTTGAGGGGTAATCCCGATCCATGTGGGGGCATCCGAATCGCAAAGGCAGCCGACAGTCCTCTTGTCATCTTGCTCTATGGTGTACGAGCACTTGTTACAGTGAACTTTCATTACGGCGTAAACCTATGTTGACGAACTTCTTTGCCTGACATCCCAATGCGGCGTGACAGTTCACGAGAAACTACTTGAGCACCACGCTCGCAACGGTCAAACACTGTATCTACTAACTTACGGTAGGCACGTTTCTGCATGTGAATCTCAATCTGATCAACAATCTTTGGGTCAACATCACGCTTGGCTTTAGCCACAGTCACCAAGTCACCTTTGGCTTTGTCACCCCACTGCTCAATCAATACGCTGGATTGTAGATATTCCAAAATGTTACGTTCACGCTCTTCTGTAATCTCAGCCTGTACCAATTGTGCTTTGGCAAATACTAACCATGCCATGAAGTCTGTGTACAACTCCATTAAATCAAAGTCACCAATATCTCCAATGTTTCTAGGTAACTCAGGTAGCAGACCGCTTGGTTTTTTTGGTAACGGAAAGTTTTGTAGGAACAAATCCATCTCTGGTGTTTGGGTCATCATTGTCATCTTCACTCCTCCAACATGTCTTTTTGTATGAACAGAACTTGCAACCAGTTGAGGATGAGGACTCTGCCCACATTGGTCTCATTGGCGGTATATCTTTTTGTAATGCTGTTATCAAACGCTTGCAGTTGTCAAGCATCGGTTGAACTAATTCAGGAGTAAATCCTACAACAAACTCTTTAACTTCTTGCGTAGGCTTCCATTCGTACAGGTACACCATCTCATGAATACCTGTGCAGTACATGTATAGCAACCCTTGTTTGATATGGCTAGGAAATGGTTGGCGAATCTTCTTCCACAGTCCATCTAAAGTGATGTCACCTTTTTGATATGAGTTAAACAAGTCTGGTGCTTCAAACCTAACTGTGCCTAAACCAACTGACTTAATCTCAATCAACGCACGACCATTAGCATCATTGATAATGCCATCAGCATGCCCAAGAATCATGTGTTCTTCATTGCTTAGTGGCACTTCCCGATATAGCGGATAAGGGATACCGCAACTTGGGCAAGATTTAGGGCTAATTGCTTCCCATTTGTGGTTACATATCGTGTTAGAGCACTGCCACCAACCTTCTAGAACTCCAGCATGGTTTAGCCAATCTTGCCATTTAGCGTGAATGTAATGCCCTTCGGCAAATATGTTAAGACGTTGAAACGAAAAGGTTTCAGGGTCTTTAGGTTGTTCTCTAATGGTGTACCAATTAGCACGAGGGCACCAGTCACGCTTGGCTAGATCACTTGGGTGAATGTGAGCAGTGTCTCTAGTGCTCTCACGATCATCTCTATCTTTAAGAATCTGTATCGCAACTGTGGGCAAAACACGACCATTCATGGTCAGCAACTTAAGATAGTCATTACGCTCACTCATCGTGGAGGAAATCCCCATGTCGTAATATCTGCATATTTTTTTGTTCTGTCCCTTGGTTGTTTAGCAAACGCAGAACGCTTACCAGTTAATAATTCTTTCATGGCTTCATGATAATGAAACCGAGCACGTTTTAAGTCAATCAATCTATTCTTATGGTAGTTATTAGCAAGGCGCTCAGCCTCTTTATATTGCATTGGTGTCATTAATCATCTCCAAAAAATCATCTTCAATAAGCACTACGTAGTTTTTACCAGCAAGATCAAACTGCAACACTGGAACCCGTTCTTCAGCAATGGCCCTTAGCCGTAGTTCTCGCAAGTCCACTTCCTTGAGTGTAATCGTCTTCATGTTCTCTGTCAACTTATTTTCAATAAGAAAGTCATGACTTCTTACATCATTCTTCCTAAGCCACCCAGCACCTGATCTAGCGTTGCGAGAACCGTTGTATGTTTTTGCAGTGCGCTTTTCTTGCCTTACAGACTTCTTTAGAATCTTTTTATGGCGATCAGGGTCTTGACCAATTGGTGTCACCGTGCAACACCGTAATGCTTTTCAACAGCAGCAACTAACTGATCCTTCATTCCCACATCTTGTCGGAACGCCTCAAGCATCTTTTCTTTACCTTGCCAGCGACCTTCACCAAACGAGTAGTAAGCCCCAGCACGAGTAATAACCTCAATAGCGATACCAATATTGATCGTGTCTTTGAGTACATCAAAATCTCCTATGTCAAATCCTTGTGTTTGAGCAAAATAGAAATCAATCACTGCTGACTGATTTGGACGGTATGTCTTATTCTTAAGTGTGCGAGCCTTGATTGTCTGCCCAACTACTTCATCTTTATCTTTTAACCACTCATCTCGGCGTACCTCAACACGGCAAAAGTATGCAAAGTTCTTGGCTAAACCACCTGGTGTTGTGCGGTTGTCTCCCCACATGACACCAATCTTTTGTCTCCACTGGTTGATCATCAACCCTGTGCAGGTTCGTTCATCCTCAATCAAAGACCGCTTTTGTGCCTCAGAAGACTTACGGAAGAACTTAGAGGTAAGGCGAGCGCCTAAACCAACGGTGTATTCGTCCATTGTCTTCTCTGACTCATCCCCAGGAACAAGCGCTGGCAAAGAGTCAATAACAATCATGTCTGCTGCTCGTTGTGCCATCAAGTTAATAACTAAGTTGTAAGCATGCTCCATAATGTTTGTTTCAACAACGTACAAACGATCCAAGTCAACACCAATGGACTCTGCGTACTCAGGGACAAACTCTTCAGCAGCAACCCACACAGCAATAAAGTCAGGATTTAACTTCTGATTCTCTGCAATGGTCTTAAATGCAAGCGCAGTTTTCCCCGATGATTCATCACCAATAATTTCAGACCACTGGTTTACAGGCCATCCCCCGCCAAGCATCAAGTCATATGACAAGACACCTGTAGTGATACGACCAAGTTTGCCTCTGGTATCACTTCCCTTGACGATTGTACCTAAACCATGCTGTTTGTTTACAGCGTTAACAATTGAAGAAAGGCTGTCCCAATTTTTGTCCATGTGATGCTCCTAGTTAGACTGTCCACGATACCTGATCCGCTTGTTCATACACGCCATTCCAGCCGCATTCAAAGCATCTCGGTGCAGGTACTTTACCACCTGCCGATGCATTTGCACGACTAAACACGTTCTTTCCTCCACATCTTGGACAAGTTAAATCCCCATCCAAGCGTTGTGCTTCTCCACCCTTCCATGAGCGCAGTGCAGTACCCATATCAATCTTTCCGTCAGCATCAGGAACAGGTCTTGCTTGCTCTGATGCTTGAACTACTGCACGAGCCTGTTGTTGTAATGCTGGCAAAATATGATTAGTTGTAACAGGGGCAGATGGTCTACTTACTGTTGCCTTGTTGTTTAACTTGTTATCCCACCAACTACTCATAGAAATAATCTTCCTCCGCAATTAACGCAATGATGTTACTTTCTAATAGTTTCTGAACCAACGCCATACCATAGGACAAAAGAACGGTCTTAGAACCATCAATCATTTTAGATGTTGGCTTCTCTTCAGCATCCATAGTTACTTCTAGCACTTCAGTAAACCAATCTACCGCTTCTTCTATCTCATCGTACACACCAAACTCATGAAGCATGTCCCATTGTGAGTTAATTAGATCAGTTTCCATAGCCTGTACTTCAATGGATGGAGGTGTCAATCCCATGTGTTGAGCCAACTCCTGACCCGATGGTAATGACAGCATTAAACAAAAGTTTCTTTTATCTGCAACTGTATTCATTTTCCTTTTGCCTCCGCCCAACTAGTTGCCGCATGGCAAGACACTTTTAGTGTCACCCCCATAATACTCCTGTCGTGACCCATTGCCGAAATCAGAGTATTCATTGCAGTTTCTTCCTCATCTTTAGGGGCAATAACAATAAGTTCGTCATGCACTTGCACAAGCATCTTAGTACTTGATCCCTTAAAGGCAGCGTCTACATCAATCATGGCCTGCTTGCAGATGTCTGCTGCACTTCCTTGAATAATGGCATTGATAGCCTGACGCTGTGCACGAGACACTTCAAACTGGCGACTAAGTGTTAGACCAGGAAGTCTTCTGCGTCTACCACTCAGGGTGGATACATAGCCTGACTTTGTAGCACGAGCAATCGCAACTTGCTTCCATTTTGTCAACCCAGCAAAACTTCTGTAGTAAGAATTAAGAATCTCCTCAGCATGCTCATCAGAGATACCTGTAGTCCTAGCAAGTTTTCCAGAACCACCACCGTAGGCAGTAAGAAAGTTTACTCCTTTACCAATCTGACGCTCCTCTGATGTTACTGCTGCTATGTCCTTCTTAAATACGGCTGCTGCTGTTGCAGCGTGAATGTCCTCGTTGTTTCTAAAGATGCGAAGAAGTTGTGGGTCTTGACTAAACATAGCCATAACTCGGAGTTCAATCTGATCGTAGTCAGCCACCAGCATTGTGTACCCAGGAGGGGGTACGAACAAACTTCGGATACTGGAATCTCTTGGAATGTTCTGCAAGTTGGGGTCATTGGATGATAAACGACCAGTTGCAGTCCTATGCAAATTGTACGAAGGGTGTAGTTTCCCACTATTTAACTTGGGGATCAGACCATCAACATATGTTGTTTTTAACTTCTGTAGTTCAGAGTAATCAATCAAGAGTGGAATAAGAGCGTGGTCATCTCGTAACTTCTCTAAGGCTTCCATATCTACGGATGGTGCACCTTTAGGAGTAGTTTTGTGTGGCTTTAACCCTAATCCACCTTCACGCTTTTTATTAAACAAGTAATTTTGTTTATCTTTATTTGAGTCTGGGTTAAAACCAGCGTAGGACATATCAACAATTTCAAGAAGACAATCACGCTGTTTGATCTCTAATTCTTTACGCAAGTCTTTAAGGGCGCTAGTTCGTACAGTAATACCCTCATCTTCCATAGTCATAATCACTCGTAGCACTTCCATGTCTTGCTTAAGGGCAGGTGCAAGGGATTCTGTAAGGCGCAATTTAGCCATGAGTTTGCTATACAACAGCCATGTCCAGCGAGCATCTAGGTGCACATACCTTGCAGCAGTACTAAAGGGCACAGTGTCAATAACAGCACCCAACTTTCCTTCTTTGGCGTAAGCATCGTGACCACCAAAGTTCTGAGCAACTAAGTTGGTAAGAGAGAACGATATTGAGTTCTCATCTTCCAAGTGCTGAAGAATCATGGTATCCATGTACGGACCTGGTGGTAACTCTCCGTAATACTTTTGGATGGAGCGAGCATCAAACTTTACGTTGTGCCCAACTTTAACAAGGTCACTAAAGAATAAGGGGCGTAATTCCTCAAATACCACTGAGCGAGACAGTTGCTCAGGTGGAGCAGAATACTCACCTGGAATTACATACTTAGCCTTAGCCATTGACTCCCCACCACTTGCTAAGAACTTACGGTATCCCGATGGTGGGACAGTTGTACCATCACCACGCTCTTCTGGAACAATTACTTCTCCAAGTTTGTGCCCCATAGGGATAGCCCACGAGTGACCAAATGTGGCAATGCTAATCCAAAACACCTCGTTACGAAGTGGATCCAAGGCTAATTGTTTCATGTACCTAGAACGAATTGTTTCCGTGGAACTAGCAACAATGGATTCCCCTGGATTCTTAAGAGTTGCAATGTGCTCCTTACACTCTTTTAAGAAGAGTTTATGAAGATCATCATGTCTCTCAAGAACCCCACGGGATTCCACGTCAAAAGCAAACTCTCCTGCTTTTGTAACTACCTCAACAAGGTTTCGCAATTCCTCTACGGTATGTACCGTATGAGGCATGCGACCTACCGAGCGTCAAGTAATTCAGTAGCAACTTCCAACAATTCTGAGCGTGTTGGAATTTGAATGATGCTTGGGTCATAAGCATTGTTCATAAGAACCTTCATCGTGTCCTCTGTAAATGCTGTCAAGTTCCACTCTTCAAGGTCACGCTCACGAACCATCTGCAAGATAGTTTGTGTTTGTGCGCCCTTACCAGTCTTAGAAACTGCCCAGTAATTCTTGGACAGAGGTCCTTGACGTGGGTCAAGGTGGAAGTTCTTCAGTTGGTCAATCAAGCGAACACCAACCTCAAAGGACTTAACTACTGGCTCTTCACCGTTGGCAAGGAGTGCAATGTTAAATGCAAACTTTGTGCTTGGGCGATTACCTGAGTCACACAATGGGCAACCATTTGGGTCATCATGAAGACACACAAATGACTTTTGGCCTTGACGACCATCAATCCAGTGTGTACGGAACGATGCATATGGCTCGTCTTCCAAGAACTTGATAACTTGTGTTTCCTCAAGAACCTTGAAACGCTGTGCATATGGTGATGCTGCTTCTTGAACACGATCTGCTGCACCCCAACCACGCTTGATGGATCGGTTTGGCTGTGCAACTTCTGTGCGCTCTACTTCAAAACCAGTATCGGGCTTTGCCGTTACTGCTGGTTTTGTTTTTGTTGATACAGGTGTTGAAAACTCCTGCTCATCATCTTCCATGTCGTCATATCTGTTCGTTGTCATTTGTGCTTTCTCTGCTTTCTGTTTGGGGTTTTTACTTAATCCAGTTTTCTTTAATGTGCTTTTTAAAACCTAGCCAGTTTGCTTTATTGGGCTGGGGATTATCCAAACCAAAATGCTGTACTGAGTAGATAAGTAACTCTACCTGACTTCTGCTGTAAAGTCTACGACCTTTAGTAACTTTTCCAGGAATTTGTTGTCCTTCGGGTGGTGGTGTTCTAAATGTCGCAGTTGGGATATACCCAAGTGTTTCCCACTTACGAATAGTTCCTGGTTTTCTATTTAGGGCTTTAGCAACTTCTCCAACAGTATAAAAACTTACTTCCTCACCTTTAATAGTAAACGTGACCGTATGCAAGACAGCAAAAGGATCTTCAATCCGTGCTGGCTTTCTTTTGCCTCTGTTTCTAGGGGCTGTTTTACCAGGGTAATCGTTTAAACTTTCAGCGCCCATGTTTCTTTCTCTACGTAAAATGATTTAATCAACTCTTGAATGTCATCATTATTCCAAGCAAGGCCCAGCAATTTATCTTCGCTGAGAACTTCAATTACTTCTTTAACAGTATCCCAATGACCATTTTGCTTAGCCCATGCTTCTGCGGCAGATGAATTAAACGACTTGGAGATTCGGCGCTCACGCTTCAACTCAACATCGCCAAGTTCAATCCAAAGGTTTCCTTTTTCATCAGGCTTGCCAAAAGATGTGAGGTAGGTAGTAAGTGATTCCTTAAAGCCATCAACACGCTTTTGTGTGGACTCTACCAATGCTTTATGGTTTCTGTACTCATCAACTAACTTGCGTAATGTCGCTGAATCGTACTCTTGTCCTTCGGGTGTTTCTCTAATAATCTGTGCCATGTCATACCTCGTTGTGTCGTAGGAACTCTGAAAGAGCACCTAGGTTTAATTGGAAACTTCCCTTGCTATCATATCCACCGTCTATAAATGCTTTATTTATTCCTCGTTTTTCTTGCAGCATTTCATATTGTCTCTCTTCAATACTGCCCTTCATAACGAATGACACGATGTTAACGTGTGGGAACTCAGAAGACAACCTAATGATTCTGGCTTCTCTTTGATCCAATTTCCCAGCGCTCCAAGGAAGGTCATAGGAGATGAGGTAATTGGCAATTGGCAAGTCCACGCCATACCCTCCAGCATCAGAAGACAAGAACAGACGGGTATTGGGGTCAGTGGAGAATTGCTGTTTAGACTTATCTCTATCCAGCATGTCCATACCGCCCATAAACAAAACACTTCTTGTAATGTCCTTAGTCTCTTGTTGCAATAGACGTAAATTGTTCTTAAAGAATGAGAACAAAACAACCTTATTCTTTGGATCTTCTTCCAAAACATCCGTAATGTATTGAACTACTGCGTCAAGTTTTGGGGTATTAAAATTATCTTGAACCAAGCCTTGTGTAACAACTTGTGATGCATGTTTACTTCCTTGATCGTTACTTACATCTAAGTACATCTCTGCTGACATCTTTACGAGGGCGGGATTATCGCAAAACATACGGAGCGTAGTTAACCTAGACATGATGTCACCTTGCGCTTCCATGCCCTTATTGTTTCCGTAGTAATGCGCCCAAAGATCAAACCCCCGACCATGCTCTGTCATTGCTTTTTGAATTGCATTGAGCAAGTCATCAGATAGTTTTTTGTAGGTTGCTGCACCAAAGGGGTCAAATGGAACTGGAACTACCTGATAAATAACCACTGGAAGTTGATCAGCAATATCCTCACGAGTCTTACGAATCATTGCATGCTCCATACTCTGATGCAATGACTTTAAGTTCCTATACCTCTTTGGTTTACCAAAGTGGTCACGCTCAATAAAAGTTCTATCAAACACCTCAAACTTGCCCAAAATTGTTGGGTCTACAAATTCCATAATGGAGAACAGTTCTTCTGGTCTATTCTCAATAGGTTGTCCTGTCAATGCAAATCTGTAGTGGTATTTCTTTCCAATGCGCTTAATCAAGCGTGAGCGTTTTGCTCGTGGAGTTTTAATCATGGTTGCTTCATCAACAACAATTGCATCAAACTTGTGCTTCTCAAAGTGAGCAAGGTCATTAGCAAGTGACTCAGGATTAACAATTACGTATTGTGCACTAACTGCTGTTCTCCATAACTTCTTCCTTGCAGCAGCACCGCCATCAATAACAATGCAAGAAGAGTCGGTAAATCTTTTAATCTCTCTATCCCATTGGTACTTTAGTGATGATGGAACAACAACAAGCGTTTTGGTGACATCTCCAGATACTTGAAGATTCTCAATAGCGGCAATAGTGGTAATTGTTTTTCCAGCACCCATCACAAGGGCCAGTAGCATCTGCCCACGATCCACCATCTGCTCTGTGGCTTCTTCCTGAAAAGGGTACAGAGTTCCTTTAAACATTGATCCACCAGGGGAATACTGATGCTTGTGTAATTGCCGTAGTAATTTGTTCGTGTGTCATGTCACCGATGTCTTTTGCGTCCGTGTGTGCGTAGTGCAACCAGTTTACACCATGCCTAAAGGATGGAAGTAACTTCTTTAAGCGTTTGGCGGCATTAATGCCTGCCTCATCGTTATCCAAAGCAACAATCAACCCATCAAAGTGTTCAACCAATAGTGAAATCTGATCCTTGCTAATGTGCGCTCCAAAAGAAGCCACACCACTAACACCAGTCATGACCGTAGCAAGCCGTGCTACATCCAATGGAGATTCCACAAGTACACCAATCGGGCTGTCTGCTTTGTCTAAGCCAAATAAGGTCTCCGACTTCTTAACGCCAATTGGATAGTTTCTCACCCTGTTTACTTCTTTCTCCTGCCAACCACTTAATTCGCCTAATGGAGAAACGATAGGCAGAATCCAAGTCTGGCTACTCTCCACAAACCTAATCCCGTACTTCTTTGCGGAGTCACGATCAATGCCACGAGTCTTGATCCACCTATCTGATGGCGCTGGGAAAGCACTGAATGCCTTCCAATCAACTACTGGTCGCTTCTCAGCAATTTGTGGTGTGTTCATACGATCTAATCCGTTGGATACAAGAAATGTATGTACTGCAATAATTGAATCACTCTCACCAGTCAGTTCAGACACAAGTGAAGAAAGAGTTCCTCTAGCACCACAGGAGTAGCACAACCATAAACCCGTGTTGGCATTCATTGACCACGAAGGAGAGCCATCAGCCTTCCCTGTTCGCTTGTAGTGTACTGGGCAGCAAGCAGAAATCTCTTGCTCCCCAATACGCCGAACGTCCACACCAAGTTGGCGTAGCACATCTGCTACATCAGTAATACCAGTTGTCCCTGTCATCGTCCTTGTCATCACCCTCTTCTCCTACTTCTGTAAAGTCCATGTTATTCCAATCCCAATTAATTCTAATCTCACCTAGTGGTGCAGAACGAGCAAGAACAACACGAATAATTCCCTGATTTTCAATATCAGGATCTGACTCCACTGCCAGTACTAAGTCAGAGTCCTGAGCGAAAGAAGAAGTGTAGCCAATAGAGTCAGCCGTTACACGGCGTGATTTCTTGTTACCCAACTTCCAAGACAAAACCTGAGTCGTTCCAACAACTGGAATGTCTTGGTTTTGTGCAAGCCTTTTTAGTGAGCGAGTGATATTTGTTAATGCTTGTGGGCTTCCCTTTGGCTCACCTTGCTCATCATCCATCAAGTACACACCGTCAATAAACAAAATGTCAGGTTGATACTCCTTGACCTTTGCTGTCAGTGCGCTAACAGTTGTTACAGACGCTGTGTCTTCTGTAATTACAAATGGGTGCATGTTCTTACGCATACGCAGAGTCTCACGAACACGCTCAAACTCTTGGTCAGATAATGACGCACGAAGAATGTTGCTGTATGGAACTTTGGCAACGATTGCGTCATATCGTGCTGCTTGCTCCTCTGCTGACATCTCAAATGAAACAAAGAGTGGGCGCTTGCCATGAATGTGAGCAGCGTTAGCCATCATCAAAGTCATCAAGGACTTACCCTTCTTGGCTTCACCCACGAAGGTAATCAACTGTTGTGGGCGCAAACCTGATGTGATTCTGTCAAGACCTTGTATACCTGTAGGAATACCACGAATGGCATTAGGCATCTTACGAAGTTCATCGTACTTGTTTACTCGGTCTTCCCAAGTCTCAATAAGGTTTACATCTCGTAGGCGAGCAACATCCGCCCCAGCCTTTTGTACTCCAGCAGCAAGTAGTTTAAACGCCTCAGTGGTATCCCCACTTTGTATTGCAGGCATTGCAGCAGACATTGCTTCAACCAAGTTACGGTGACGATACGAGGCATAGATTTCGTTAACAAGAGCGCTAAATGGTTCACCCTTTGCATCAACAAACTTGATGTCTCCAAACTCTTGTTTGATCGCACGAGTAGTTGGAACCTCACCATGCTCTCTCCAAAAGGAAACTAACCACTCCCAAACAATTTCCCACTCAGCAGTAAAGTAGTGCGCTTTCACGCCATGCTTTAGGGAGTACGAAAGGTCTTGCTCCTGAACTACCTTGCTAATTAAGAGTTGTTCTGCGCTAGCCATCAGAGTGACCACGAGGTAGTCGTAGACACAACTGTTGCTCGCATGCCGATTACCTTTGCCTGTTCTTGATCTGCGGTGTAGATTTTTGCAATGCCTCTGTTGAACTGCAACTCAAAGGCAAGGTCTTCAATGTTGTCAAATGAAACCACGTTTGTTGATATCCCCTTCTTCAATAGCCACCTGTCAATTGCTTCAGCAAAACCAGGAGGAAACAATGTATACACCTCTGTACCAACTCCCAACCTATGGATTGAATCACTTAGATGTTTTACTGGCAGTGGGTTTGTAGTCCACAACTTTAAGTAAGCATCCCACTTCTCGTTCCTTAAAAAGAAAGCGGCTTTAACTTTTTCAACTGTCCTTGTCGGCTCTGACGCAAGTATGCCTTCAAACATAGTTGCTTGCACATGTGGTGCAAAAGAGGCGAGATCATTACCCTGCATGTTGTGTGACTCGGTAGTCCTTTCCTTCAAAGGGAATCTGAAGTGTAGCATCTTGCAAAATAGATGCAAGCCTCGGTCCATAATTATTTCCAATAGAAGCAATGCTGAACTCGGAAGTAACGATGGTAATCAGTTTCTGCTCATAGCGACTATTCAACAAAGTAGCAATTGCATTCTTTGTAAACTCTGTCTTCTTCTCACTTCCCAAACTGTCTAGTACGACAACATCAAAGACTGAGTTGATGTACTTCAAAAGGTATGGATCACCGTACTCATCTGGAAGTTCACCATCGGATCGCAATTCGTCATAGGTTGCAGCAATAAACTTCTCTGCTGTAATGAAGAAGCCACCAAGTTGCTTAGTAAACAAAATCTCTGACAAGAGTGCGGCAGCGAGGTGCGTCTTACCTGTTCCTGTAGCGCCACAGAAGTACAGACCTTCACCGCTTTCAAGGTTCTCATCAATGTTGGCTGCCCAGCCACGAATTGCTTTAGTTACACCCCAACTACCAACATCTTCGTTGTAACTATCCAATGTCTTATCCATGTACCGTTTCGGGATGTGTGCGTTACTCACTCGCTCTGCTGGCTTACGATTTCTCCAATAGCGAGGACCATGCCATTCAGTCATGTAGGTACTTCTCCAATCGTGGATCAAACTTAACTTCTTGTGGAACTGTTGGAAGAGTATCGGATGCGATGCGTTTAAGCAACCCACCTCTGCGACCAGCAAACGCTATCCAAGGAACTTCTTGATTTCCCAATGGAGTGCGCTTAATATCATCTGCAAATATATCAATCATCCGATAAATCTGAATAGGTGTTACCGACTTAGATAACATGTCTTTAAATATTTTCATCAAGGCTGGACCGTTTACAGGAGCGTTTAAAGTCATAGACGTACTGATGGTGACATCCCGAAAGTATCTAACCATGTGTGTAAGCCCTTGCTTCTTTTCCAGAACTTTGGGTTGCTCAGGCTCAGGCTCGTCTGCCCCAATAACTTTTACATCCCAGTCATCACCCTTCTTGTTTTGGCGTGTAATGAGCAACCCTCACTCTCTTGCTACCTTCCACTGGATCCAATGACAAAGCAGTACCTTTTATGATTTTGCCTTTTTCATCCGTGACCTGAGTTTCGTAATCCCACATCCATCGCATAGTTCTTTTCATTTCTGCTCACTTTCTTTGACAGTTTTAAGTTGACGCTGCCATCTAGGGTCCGATAAGAATAGGGCATCTTTCTTTCTCTTTTTGGATTTCCCCTCTAGATAAAGATTAGTCTCTCTAGATTGGGTGTCAGCAGTGACACCCTCCGAGGGTGACTCCAGTGACACCCCGCTAGTGTCACCAGTGACACCCCTAGGGGTGTCTACAGTGTCACCCCTACGAGAGTTTGGATTGTTGAAATCAACCCGATAGAGGTTCGTCATGCTTCTGCCAGTCTTACCTTTTCGCACTGTCTTGATAACAGCACCAGACGACTCAATACGGTTCATAGCCCGAATGACTGTTCTACGGTCATAACCTGTAAGTTCGGCTAGGTGGTCATAGGACGTTGTTATGTCTTGCCTATCGCCGTTCATGTAAGTCAGGGCGTGTATAAGCACACAGAGTGCTACTGCATCTTGCCCTAGGTATTCCAAGACCCATCGTGGTACTGGTATGAACTGCCCATTTAATTTCGCCATGTTTGCTTCCTTCTTCTTGTCGTGTTATAGTTCCTATATGGGGTTCCCCTTCACCCCTAGCCTTATCGGTTTATTCAGATAGTGGCGCTTGTGGTAAGGGTGCTGGTGATTTCCCCTTCTTTGATCCAGCACCCACCACGAGTTATCCTAAAAGTCTTTGTAATGTGGGGATATTGATCGCTCTTGCTTCCATAGAACCATCCACAAAGGTCACAATTAACTGAACCATTGAGATCAATCCTAAGTCTTCTTCTGTGAAGAGTGGTGTTGGGATACCTAGATCTCTTTTCAACGCATCCTGGGGCTTCCTAGAGGCCTCTGAGGGGGCGCTAATAAGTGGATCATCTTGAGGAAGGTCATCATGGGATACCCACAAAGGAATTAACCCATTGGTCAATTCTAAGGACATCATGTTTAAAGCGTCTGCCTCAAAGACAAGGCGCTGGGTCATCTCGGTAGCCTGACCAGTTTCGTCCGTATCAAACAAGACAAGCAACTGGGCATCACTGTTCTTCTTGAGGGTATCCATGACCACATCATCAACTGCAATAACATTTTTTGCAGCCTGCATTACGGCTGGGTGTACCTTACCTGAATCAAAGTAGACGATGAAGTCTGCGCTGTAATCCACCAACCAGTCAAGAACTCGTGCTTGACCAGCAGTAGGTTTCCCAGTCCACATGTAGTGGAAGACTGCGCCCTCTTTAACATCCCCCAGCCCTACCTCAATTACATTGGCTGGAGCATTTCCCATTCCACCGATAACATATTCCATGTTGGTTCCTATTCTGCATGTTGTTTACTTTAATGAACGCTTATTCGCCATATCACCTAAGAAGGTGAGCAATCGTAGCAGAGAGTGTACCGTTCCTGCAAGGGTAGCAACTGCTAATCCTGCAAGCCAGTGATCTGTAAACGGGATTACAAAAGTTGCTCCGTAAGACGCAACGACCCCTGTCATGACTTTCACCCAAGGCATTGCTTCACGAGGTGAAAGAGCATCTGCAACTTGTATCAGTTTGTATACGGCTAGTGCACAGATTATGTAGTTCATCACGTTTTTCCAGGAATCCAATCAAACACTAAAGCATAATCAATATTGGTGTCAAGCAACATAGTTACTGGCAACATTTGTGGAAGCAATCTTGCAATTGTGTTATTTACTTTTTTCTTGTTTGTTGAGTATATGGAGTATGAAGCGTATTCACTTCCTTCCCAAGCATGGTCAGAAAAGTTGTCTTGGTAAACAAACCCACCAAAGTCAGAAGAACCATTAAAGAACGGTCCATACGTTCCTGGCTCAACCATCCATTCAGATACCACAGTACTTTCACCAGGTTGTAATGAAAATATCATTACGGGATACCTAGATACCGTAGAAGTTTGTACGGGCATTTTAATAACTGAACGAGCACCTGGTGATAGTTCTTCAGATATTCCTAAGTTATCAATTTGCGATGCAGTATCCCATGTAGTCCATCCAGCAGATGCTGACCATTGCGAGCCATGTACTTCTGCATCTCCTGTTTTTAGAATTGAAGACCAATACTCTACGTCTTTTGCTACAGGCACAGCCACTAAAGAAGTTAATGCAAATTGGACTGATGCTGAATCATTGTTAGTTACTGTTAACTTTTCAGCATTCTTTGTAAAAGTACATGACGCACTAGACGAACTAAAATCCCAGTTCTTAGAACCAGATGTGATTACAAACAAAGAATCGGCAACAAGGTTTACTTTTTCTGCGTATACACGAAATGTGTATTTTGGTGACACTGGTGCTTCAATTACATCTACCTGACAACCACTAACGGCTGTAATGTATTGCTTAATTGAATTGACTGTTCCTTTTTGTTGTCGGTAGTATCCAATATCTTGAAGTAACTGCCGAATACGAGAAGTACCAATATCTGCTGAAGTTACTTCTAAAGCAAACATTTCTGCCAATGCATCAATAGATTGAGACTCGTTATGCTCTGGATCATATTGTGTCATTACTGCATCAATTAATGACCTTGTTTTATCTAACTCAAAACTAAAGATACTAAGGAATCTTGACAGTTGTCCACGCCCCAAACCAGATGGGTCTAATGCTGCCCCAGAAGTATCCCCCACTCGGTATTGCGCTGGAATCCTACTCCATAGTTGTTCGTAAGAACCATAGTTATTTGGAACAAGTTCTTCCAGATTTGCCATCCGCTCGTACCAACTTACTCCAGTGCTACCACTTCCGTTTTGGTTCCAGTGAATAAACAAAGAGTAATAGGCCCATACTCCTTGGGGAGACTCATAAGATTTAACATGCTCTACTGAGTAATCATCATCAAAATGTTTTTGTGTTTTGATGATAATACCGTCGGCAACAGTTTCAGGAAACCCAGTTGGTGAGTAAACAATAACTACTTCAAATGGTTTTGTTTCCCCTACTGCTATGAGTGTTTTGTCGCTAATGGTAAATTCAGACCATGTTAATAGCACTGTGTCATAATCAGTAGCAGTTGCTGTAAATTCAACAGTGGTAGCAAGGGCAGAACTTGCTTGTATAAGCCCATCGCCACGTAGTGCGGAGTCAGAATCTAAGCGTGTTTGTCCAACTGGAGTAGTTGTTTCATCTCCACGTACATAAGAACCAAACGGGTTAGCATCTGGGCTACCACCAAGATCAGCACGGCGAAGTCTAAAGGAGGTATATGCCATCTTTAGACAACCCCACCGCTGGCATTAATAACTAATTCTGAAAGCAGTAACAGATTGTTAGTTGGTGCTTGAACACCTTTAACTACAGGAGTCAATCCGATGGTATCAATCACTGCCGAAGATCCTGTTGTAAACCTGTCTACGGTAACGTAGTCCACACCATCAATATCAATAATTGCTCGGTAAAGTGTGCCAAGCGATATGGTTTGTCCAAAGGTTACGCTGTCAAAAGATAAAAGTGATTTAATGGCATTTGTAACTAAATCAATTACACTTGCCTGAACATAAGTATTTAGGACGTTTAACGTAATAGTTACTTTTGCAGAAGTTAGCGCCACACTTGGCATCACTACTGTGTTTACCCCTACCATCTGACGAGGTTCAATATATTCATAAATTGAATCACGATATTCGTTGTCCAGTAACAATGGACTAGTTGTTGGACTAGTTACTAAGGTGCCATCATAAACCGCTTGATCAGATAGCGCAAATATCTTAATTTGTGCGTTTTGATAAGTTGCAACAGAAGATACTGATGCCGATGCAACACTTGCAGAAACTAGGTCATACAATAAAGTAGACCCACTAGATCCAGTTTTGACTGTATATGTTCCATCAAATGTGTCATCTACGTCAAATACCGCAATAGTCTCTCCTACAGTTAAGCCGTGTGTATCACCTGTTGTCAATGTTGCAACATTGGCAGTAAGTGCTTTGTTTGTAATGTACCCAGTTTTAGCGGTAGCGCCAGTTACAACATTTGCCGTTGATTTTACAATTCCAGGAACTCGCAAAGTTAAATCACGATAATCCTGAATAGACACTGCACGATCCTGTGAACGAAATGATGCTGGAATGTTTAATTGCAGAGAATTAATACTTTCGCTGTTAGTTCCACCAGATGCTTTATTGACATTTGGAGTAATAACAATTCCATCATATGGAGGCCCTAGTGTATTTGTTAAAGACTCAAACTCAGTGATTGTGTTGGCATCTACGTTCCCAGCACTTCCTCGTGACCTACGGTAAGTAATTGCTATTGCAGCATTGACTGTAGGTATTTTTCCATAAACACCGTTACCAAATGTAATAGTTGAAGTATCATTGGAGTTAAGCGTTATTGAAAAAATACCATCAGTATTTGTTGTATCTATAAAACGATCTACTAGTGAATAATAAATATTAGTTCCACCAGCCCCTTCCCCAACAGTAACAGTTACTGTTTGATTAACTACACCAGTTCGGCTTAATGTAAACCTCTGTCCTGCTAACCCATTACTAGTAAATGTTTGAGTAAAGATTTCTCCCTCAGTAAGGGTTACTAGTGCATTTGTAGATTTAGCGTAAGTGGTGTAATTCTCAATTGCAGTTCCAGATTGGTTAAAAGCAATAGGGCTATTGTTTGTAAACACAACATCATCAGCACCACTAATAAGTGGGTTTGCCACAAACCTGGTGTTTCTTGGAATAAGTATTGGAGAAGCATCTGTTGCTGCTGAGTTTGTAGCATTTAGTGTAATAGACGCAGTGGCAGGAGTTCTTCCTGTAGGTGTGTAGTCAAGCAAACTAGCAAGTGCTAAGATACTAGAGCGTTGAGTTGCTGTTGACAAAAACGCTTCTTGAGCAGCACGGTCAATGTAGTAGTGAAGTACGTCGCCCATATATGCCCAAAGGTCAACAAGAAGCATTCCAAAGTCCGAAGCATCACGGGATGTCCACTCTGGTAATACGGCAGATGCTCGGGCTAAAAGATCTTCTTTAATTGAAAAATAATCCCTGCTGGTGTAGTCAAATGTGCTCATAGTGTGGTTTCCTCTGTAAGGGATAGTGGGGATACTAGATCAAATTGTGTGCGAGTAGGGTCGTTGCTAGGTGGGACCAAATAGATAACTTCAAGTAGCATACTTGCTTCTGAGATGTCATTATGTTCGGTTGATTTCACTAATCGGATGTCTATAATTTCTGCTCCAGAAACATTAGTACGTAAGCCTTTGTTAACTTCCATTTTATACTCAGAAAATACAAGAGAATCATAGTTTTCAAATACAAGTGTTTGGCTGTTTCCCCCATAAGTATGGTTCATAGGTCTTTCATATTCTTGAGTAAGTATGTAGTCTTTTATCTTTTGCCCAATTGATTTTTCTAAGTCAGTTTCATTAGATACTTTGCCAGAAGAAGCAATGGAGAATGGTGTTTTAATTGTTGTCATGCTGCTCCTGGTTGTGTTTGGAGCCAAAACACATTGGTATAAGTGTCATCATCACTTGCTATTACAATTTGTGAATTGACAGTAGGTACAGGCCAAACCCCATCAACTGCTGATCGTGCAATAGGGGAAATATCTAAGGTGGTATTGGAATCAAACTTGGCTGGTATACGAACTTTAATTTCGCCAGTACTAGCATTTGAATACGAAACTATTGCCCGATGAATATTAGTAGACATAAGCAAATTCCTTTTCAGTGACCCAAGTCTTATTCTGAAGCGCTGCTTTTGGTGGAGCAGTAAAAGACTTACCTGATTTGGCAGACAGGGGTAGAGCATTTGTAGAATCAGTTTTAATATGAAGATATGTCATGTAACTTTCTACATTGATAGCATGTCGTGCGTCTTGTACTACCCAGTAACCATCAAACTCAGAATTGTATTTTTCTATCTTGACAATACTTCCAGGGCGTAATGTAGAAATTCCTGAAACTACAAGGTCAGCATGAAATGGTATTGAGTTCTTGATGTACCCCTGGGTAAGTTGTTTTAGTGCGTTTACCGACGTTGCTTGCAGTGTAACTTCTTGCGTAAACCTTCCCGCAACTGGCTTACCTAAACCACTTGTTTCTGCGGTAGTAGATGAATTTTGTATTGTCTTACCATTTGTTGTAAGTGTTTTTAGTAGGTAGTTGTAACTATCTCCATCAGGGGTTATATCTCCAAAGGTTCCTTTAAACTCCATGATTACCCCAGGAACTCTTTTTTCACCATCTTCCGCAATAACGGATTGAAGCGTGAACGGAATGGTTGATCGGTAATAGTTAGAAAATGGATCATAGACATTTAAATGTGCATTAGATGCAGTTACGTAATACCCCATTTTATTTGCGGTACTTACTAAAACTTCCCAATCAGATTTGTTACTTTGATCTAGTATTGGGAATACATAATTGTTATTTGGAACAGAGTACGAAAAGTTATATTTATTTGCTAGTTTTTTAACAAGGCTGGGCAGTGAAATGTTTTTATACACGGCACTTCGTGGAGGCTTCATTTCATAACTTGTACCAAAACAAACAACTTTTGCTTCTTGAATGAGGGAGTCATTAACAGACCCCATTCTTGAGTATGCTCCAATTTCAATGTAAGCAATATACCCATTGAACTCTACAGTGTTTGCAGTGTTGTTTCCAAAAGTGATAGTGACTGGAAGACCACGGTAAGCAGTCACAGCAGATGGTGGGAAACCTGAATATGTAATTGTTGCAATGTCATGTTTGTTTTCTGAGTATGAAATATCAACAGCGACAACTTGCTCATCAGGAATAGTTCCACCAATGATATTGGTAATAATTATTGGTGCATCATCAAATGGAAATCTAGTAATCATTGTGGTACACGTATTTCTGTACCTGGAGACATATCCAATGGAAATCCAACGTGTGGGTTGACATCGGCTAGTCTCCACCATTGTGCTGAATCGCCATACAACTTTGCTGCAAGTGACTCTAAAGTGTCACCATACCTAAGAGTGTATAGGAACACAGACACATCAGATACGGTTTTACGGGATGCAGTTATTGCACCATCATCTAACACAACAGGGTTGTACTCATACCTAGATAATACGGTAATCATTTATTAACCGTTAACTTGGTCATACCCATTGCCTGGTCATAGGTTATACCAGTACTCTTCATTTTAATTTTTTGTGGAAGTGCTATATTTCCTAGTCCTGCTCGTGAGCAGTACGTAGTTATTTCTAACTCAACATTAAATTTGTCTTGATTAAATGGCCTAGGGGAAAGTTCACTTGCAAGTTCCCATGTCCATTTTGCGTCACTTCCTTCGGATCCAAACCTATATGTTGGGTTTTTTCCATAGACCATTACGTCTTGTTTCCACATTCCACGGTCTACATCAACTTTATATTTAATTGGGTGATCATTAATAGATATTACTAATGGACTAGCAGCAGTTCCATACTGCGAGTAGTTTGCTGAAGAAGTATCTGTAGGTGCACCTGCTGTGTACGTTAGTGTAGATGCGCTTGTTGCATTGCCCCCACCAACAGTTCTAAAATTTGATGCATTGTTTACATAAGAATGCCACGATATTTTTATTGTTCCGCTAAAAGTAAACACTAGTCCGCCACCCGCCTCTTTAGAAGATCCAACGGTCTTATAAAAGGCAGCACCCTTATTTGAAACAATTATTGTAAAGTTTATATTTTTTACTTTTTGTTCTCCTTTTGATAAAAAAGAAGACAATTTCATATCACCACCTGAACCCTGTTTCCAATCGGCTGATTTAATAAAATCAGCCATTCCTGCAATAGTGGCTTCCTGTAGTTCTCGTTCTGCTGTTCCTTCTGGTGCAAAATCCGCAGTACCCTCGCCACCAGTATTAGTATTTGGATCAATCGTAATATCAGTTAGAAATGTCTTGGCTTGAGTAAACCCAACGTACAGTGCTTGCATCGTGACATATACTTCGCAGACAGTAGGTACAAACCCTCGTGAGTACTTTTGAAAATCTACTTGACTGCTTGTAACAAAGCCTTCAACCATCATCCAATCGCTAAACACAACACGGATAGGTTGAGGGACTAAGAAGGCTTTGTTTCCTAAGTTGCTAGTAAAGTCAGACATACGCTTAGTATCGTAAACATTTTTTGTTACTGTTTTGGTTGCATCGGTTGGGTCAACTACGGTGACTTGTGTAGGAGGCATCAATAGAGCGTTGGCTTTTGAAGCGTTAACAATGTCTTGAGACAGTCCCACACCCAGGATGTCATCTAGCACCATAATGTCAGCAAGAACCCCAATTGCAGTTACCCAGGCGGGATTGTATTCTTTATCAATATAGATTTGGCTTGCAAGTTCAGCGGCTGAACTTGTGTTTTTTGCTGGCTTTCCTTTTACAAGTTTATCCCCAGCAAGATACTTACCAGAATAAACTTCTGCTTCTCTATTAAACCTTAATCTAAATGCAAATGTGGCTTGACCAGGAATTGGTTGTGTTAGTTGGTTTGGTTCTTGGTTAAAGAAAAATTGCATACTTGTATCAGATTGAATACTTCTAGTAATTGTTTCTGGGTTAAACTGAAAATTACATTTTAAATTTCCAAGCGTTGTTCCTGCTCCTGGAGTAGAACCTCCAGATGTACGCTTATAGAATTCAGTTAAACGACGTACATAACCACGTTGGATAGTAGTTGCTCCAATAGTGTCACGGGCAACTCCCTCCACACCTGGACTTGGGTATAGGAATAATGGGTTACTCCGATCTTTTGCAGGTGGTGGAGCAAGTTTTGCTGCGGCGTTTGGATTCGGTGTTACCCTGGGTCCTGGTGCTGGCCTTGGTCCTGGTGGCATTAGTTACTCCTCAATAGTTCTTTTTTAAGTTCTTGCTCCATAATTTGGGCAATCTCTTGCGCCATTTTTCTTGCATCTTGTTGTGTATTACCAGAGGAAGTTACATATATGTTAGGAGCAATTGTAACATTAGTTGCTCCACCAACTTTTACGTTAGTCTCTCCACCCCGTGTTGGAGCGCCTGCCATTGGGTCGCCACTACCCATTCCTGGAAGCATTCCAGCATCAGTCCAAGTACTTCTTTCTTTAAATATGCCTACTCCGTCATCGGTACCCTTTGCCTCCATAGTGGTACCATCACCGAGGCTGATTGCTACGTGACCAATTTTGCTATCTTCGTTGCGACTAAATAACAAAGCCCCCCTAGTTTTCTTAGCGTCTTCTACTGTCATTCCATCTGAATTTTTATGTGTGTACTTGTATAATCCCTCAGCGTTTGTATTGCTAAATCCTGGAGCGCTATATCCAGATTGGATAGCAGCCCAAATAACTAAACCACTACAGTCAAATGCGGTTGGATCTGGGTTGGTGTTATCACGCCCAGTGGCATATACGTACTTATCACCTTGCGATTTTAAAGCCTGTTGCACGAATTTGTCGGCCTTACTAATTGCTTCAGCACTTGGACCAGAACTTGAAGTGACAGGTGTGGAACCTGGAAGTTCTGCGGTTCCTATTGGTGTAGGGGATGTGGAGGACATAGAACTAACATCACCAGTACCCTGATTCATTGCTTCAATTCTCTGAGCAAGTGTTATTGGACCAGGACCACCAGCAAATGACCCATTCTTTGCTGCAAAGTATCGGTCACCAATAACTGAACCAGGAGGAGTACCTAAACTAGCCCCTGCTGGTCTCCCCCACGGAGATCCTTGGTTTTCATATTCTCCACGTGAATCAGGTAATTCTGCTGGTTGTACGTGCCAAGGCTCACCATACTGTCCACCAAAAGACTTTAATCCATACTTGTCAGCATTCTGTGCAACCCAGTCAATATCACCAACAAGGTCTGCGGCGAGTCCCAACTCGTGCATAGAACTTCCTGGTGGGGCTACAGTTGCGCCACTGACGTGTCGGTACTGTTCCCCATTCCAAGCAGCATCTCCCATAGAGCCATCAGTAACCTTACGATACCTAGACAAGAATAAATTCTTTTGATCAGTTTCTGATCTCATTCCTTCGCCTAACCCAACATTAGGGTTAGCCGCAAACATGCTTTTAAGTCTTTGCTTAAAGGTTGTATTTAGTTTAGAAAAACTGGAATCTGAAGAAAGATCTTCCAGTGATATTCTTGCACTACCATACCCTCTTGGAATAGTAGATCCTTTATTTTTATCATTACTTACAGGGTCACCAGCCATCAGGGTTCCACCCAACATCATTAGTGGTACCCCTGCCGCAGAACCAATACCTGTCATTGATGCAACAGCCCCAAGACCAAAAGAAAGTGCTCCAAGTCCTTTTCGGATCATTCCACCCTTACTAGATACCCCTACTCCAATAATTCCAGATAGTTTTTCTTCAAGTCCACCCAAGGCTCTAGTTACTGCTTGGATTCCCTTTTCCATATCAGCGTAGTTGTCTGCTTGACGCTTGTAGAAGTTTTCATCCCTTTCTTCTTTTGTGCGAGCAGTTTCCTCTGCTTGAGTAGCAAAGTTGTCTTCAATGCCCATCATCTTTCTTTGTGCTTTGTTGGAAGGGTCGTACATTCCCTTCCCGCCCTTCTTCTGATATGCAATATTAGAATCGGCGTAGTCAAGAACCATATCAATCATGTCTGGTGGGACACCCATTGATTCCAATCGTGTTCTAGTTACTGACCCAGATTGACGTGCTCCCTTAAGCACTCCAGCATTAGTTAAACCAGAATTCTTTGTAATGTCTTTGATGACTTGATCAATTCCACGTTGTTCTCCACCCACTCCATAGATACCTGTTCCAAGCATCATGGTCATACGGTTGTTTACTGGGGCAGATCCTAGTGTTTGAACCATGTTTGCCATGTCACCAGTGGAGTATGAATACCCAGACATGGCACGAAGTCCAGCAATACCACTTGCTTGTTTAGATGCTTCAATTCCTGTGCTCGCTTGGAGCGAAAGGAGTGTATTGATTCCACCATATCCAAGACGTTGATTTTGGAGTGGCTCTCGCATCTGGTGGTAATACTGGCTATTTGTAATACCTTTATTTTGCTGGTAGTAAACACCAAGTTTATCTACGGAAAGAGATCTTTCGTAGTTGTTATTAATACGATTGTCTAGTGCTTGAATTCCTGCGTTAAGCACTTGAAGGGCAGCAGCAGCAGTTTGACCTTTAATGCCGCCACCAGCACCGCCTCCACCTCCACCTCCACCGCCTCCAGAACCCTGCCCACCAAAGTAGTTATTAATTACTCGGGCATCTGTATTGTTTGCTTGGACAGTGGGGGAATTGGCTGAACCTAGTGGTAATTCAATACCTCCAGCAGTCTTGCTTTGTCCCGCTGTACCTGTTAACCCACCTAGTTTTTGGATGCCTTGAAGAGTTTTAAGTGTCTTATCTAATTGGGTATTGATTTTTGTTAGGTTTTTACTAAGCCATTCAAAATCACCACGAACGCCTTTAACGCTTTTAGCCAACTTATCAATGGATTCCGTATCAAGTTTAAACTTGGTACGAAGATCTCCTAGGTTTTTCTCTGCCATTATGACTCCTGTTTACGCCATTTGCTCATTGCTGACCAGTAGGATCTTTGCCGTACAGTCATCGTTTTAATGTCTTTGAGCGAAAAGCCCTTGTAAACAGTTGCTATGGAATCGTAGTCCCAATATGTTACTACTAAATTAGCCGAATAAAAGTGAGGCCCAGTTAAGCATGATTGGGAAAGGCTTTTCGCAATGGGCACAGTGGGCATCCACCTCCTTGATTTCTGGGCCAGGTTGTGCTGCTAGTAATTTATCAATGATTTTTGCTCTATCTTTCATACCCAATTTCTTAGCCCAAACCATAGTGTCTTTAGGTTGGGTTTCAGCATCCCAGACGGAGCATCGGGAAATCAAGAATGTATTTTGTTCTGGAATAGATTTAGCATGCTTACTTACATACTGACTATCTGCACCAGTCACTAGATTAAATTTACAAATTGTTCCATCTTTAAGAGTAACCTCTAGCAAGTTTTTGGGGTCTGCTTTTACTTCCCGATTGCTAAAATCATTTAAATCAATTAAAGCATCATTGCTTTGGCGGCAATGTGGGCAATTAACTTGGTATTCTCGGATAGCCCCGTATGTTGCTTTGACAGTGGCTAGGAATAACATATCCCTATCTCCAATAATTAAAGAATCAATTATTGAAGGATTACTTTTGACTAAGGTGTCTCCAATAGAAACAACACTTCTTTTAAGAAGTGCTGCCATGTACTGAGCGTACAAGACATCATCGTCATCATCCATTGCCGCAAGTGCTTCTTCGTCCTCACCAGTAAGTTCAGACACTATTGCAGCAGTGTCCCACTCACCAGTAATGGGGTTTTTGATTCCTCGGAATAGTTCGGTAGTTACTTCTGGTGCTGCTTGTATTTTGGGTACTGGATCAGACATAGCCTGGTTAAGGGCCATAGCATCAGATTGTGTTGTCATTACTTCTCCTACTTGTTGGGTAACCGAATACTATCTTAAAACAAATTATTGTGCTGCAAGTTTTGCAATATCCTCGTCATTCCACGCAACATAAAAACCTTCATGGTGGATGTTCATCTGTTGAACCATGATTCCGTTATCGCCAGCATTAAGATCACTAAGACCATAAGCACCAGGCCAGCAGTTAAACATCTTAAATGCTAACTTAACATTACCTGGCTTAACATTGTCGCCAGCAGTATTGTCCATTTGGTACTTAGCATCGGCACCCATGAATGGGTGGTCATATACTTTAACAAGGATGTCACAACGATAGTTGGTAGCATCACCCTCTGAACCACCGTCAAAACCGTTGATACCACCGTTAATCCAAGCATGCATGAATTTTTGCCACTTCCACAATTGATCTTGTGTTGCAAAAGCACCACGAGCAAAAGAAACTGCTGGGAAGTCTGATTGACCAATCATCTTGTGTGGGTGTGTGTTCATACCACCCTCACGATAAGCAATTAACTCATTTTGTACTGATAGCCCACCAACTTGGGCAAAACCCAAATCGCCAATACCGTTAAGTAGGGTGTTAAGTTCACTATCAATCGGAACAAATCGTACCGTAAATTTAAAGTTACGTAGAGGATCTGTACGAGTAAGTTGTGCATTTGCCATTAGTGTCTCCTAGATATTCGTGGTTACTGTGCTTCCACCAGTCCATTGACTGATGGTGATTACGATAAATTCAGCAGGTGATTGCAAGGCAACTCCTACTTCAATGTTTACAACTCCATTTTCAATATCTACTGCTGTGTTGTTTGCTGAACTACAGTTTACAAAGAATGCTTCTTGTGCTGTGCGTCCTTTGAGTCCACCAGTTGCCCAGAATGTATTCAATAGGGCAGTAATACGAACAGTAAGGTCTGTCCAAAGTCGGTCATCATTTGGCTCAAAGAGTGCTGATGCAGTGCTTGTCTTCAACATATCTTTAAGGAAGTTAAGTGAACGACGAACTGACACAAACTTCTCTGAAGTGTTGCGAGCCTGTGTGCGAGAGCCGTTAATGATTACGCCTACTCCAGGAACCAAAGTAAACAAGTTTAATTGATTTTCCTTGTACAAGGTACCTTGTTCTGCTTCAGTAAGGTTTGCAAGCAAGCCATATACGTTGCGGAGATCAAGTCCGTAACCAGCAGGAGATTTTGCAATACCTCGTGATACTTCAGAACGAACAAACGCACCAGCAACTGCTCCACCTGGGTAAGTGTCACGAACAGCGGCAGCACCAGTTTTTGTTGGATCAAACATCTTAAGTGCTGGTCCGTACACTGCTGCGTAACCTGACTTAGTATATGGCTCAACAGCATCTGCCAAAGATTGTTTTGTTGTTGCTGTCAGTGGGCTATCAATGATTAAGAATGAGTTTCCACGAGCAGCCATAACAGAAATAGCATTGTTAATAATTGTTGAGGAAGTTTGTCCAACTAAGTTAAACAACAAGCCTGAAGCAATTGTTTCGTAGCGGTTAAGGGTATTTGACCAGTCAGTTGAATCAACTGTTGCACCGTTAGATCCACCTGAGAAAGAAGTTCCTGCTACATAGTCGTCTACAGCAAGACCAGTAACCGCAATAGCAACTCCACTAGCAATTGTTGCTACGCTTGCTGAAGTTACATACGAAGAGTAGTTGTTTAGAACAGTAGCGACATAGCGATTGCTTTCTGGGTTTAATGACAGCCCAGACCAACTCTCTACTGATGTTCCATCAAGTTTTACAGATACAGTAAACAATGAGTTAATGTTTGCTTTTGGTGCAGTTGTAATATCAGTAAGTGTTTCTGATTGGAATGTGTAATCAGCAGTGAGGCTGTTACCCCATGATCCAACCGACTTTGCATTTAAGAGAACCAAGTTGGTAAGTGATCCAGCAGTAGGTGTTCCTGTGAGGGCACCAGCAGCAACTACTGCCGCACCGTCTGCAACACGTGCCACATATGCAGCCTGACCACCGTTAGCAAAGTAATGGTAGACAGCATAACCAAGATCATAAGCAATCTCTAGATCGCCAAATAGCGCTTTGTACATAGCCCAAGTTGTAATCAGCGTTGGGGTAATTGGTCCTCGTTCTGCTGTTCCTAAGAATGCAGCAGCCGTTGATCCAGCACTTTGTTGAATGTTTGTCGCAAACGTACCTTCTTGTACGTATACTCCTGGGCGTTCGTAAGCCATTATTTACTCCTCTAACTTAGTGGGGGTTTTGATAGGAAAATCACGAGTTAAAAACATAAGTTTGATGGCTAATTGTACTACTGATTGACGTGACAGGTTTTGTCGCTGCCAACTGCACTAACTCTTGTCCTGTTATTTCTGCTGACATTTTCAATGTTAACACCTTACGGAATATGCGTTTTCTGTATCCTGATTCCGTATCCAGGAGATCGGCGTTGGTCCAGTCCAGCATGTCAAACCTTCGGACCGTGTTATCGGCGGGAATAGTAATAGAGTTATACCTGAAAGGGACTACCTTAGATAACAAGACAGAAGTCAATTGTCTGTCATGTAGTGCAGATCGGCAATATATTGAAACCTGATAAAGGAGGTCCACAGGAATAAATGGGTCGGCAACCATAAAATGAGCACTAGCAGAATAAGAGTTGCTGGCGCTTACTACAGATGCTTCGCTAGGCCAATAAGTAGCAAAGGCTGGGTGATCAGCAAACCGATTACTGTGAGTCGTGTCAAAGTATATAGGGCTATCTGAATATTGACGGTCTGTGGCATGCAACACATCTATAAGTTCAATAGTGATAAATGGGTATTCTCGCTCAGTTTCCCCCTCTGGATAACGAAAGAATACTTTGACGGGACGATGGGCGTTACGATCATCAATTACATATAGAGAACTAAACCTTGCTTTAATTGCTTCGTCTTCTGCAAGGATAAAGCCAGTCTTCATTTGCTACGCCCAGTATCGGCTAATCGCTTTAGTTTACGCTCAATAGACTGACCAAACTTAGAATTGGCAGTGATAACTTCATGGCGAAGTATTGATTTTGCTCCCGTACTTGGAGAGCCATACTCAATTTCCATTGCTTGTTTACTAGATTTTGCAGTAGTTCCATATACAAATGAACCATCTTTATTGTCCCATTGAATCCTAAAGTCTTTTGCAATACCTTCCCAACCGCTGTCTTTCTGTGGGAGTACTTTTTGAATACGGGATACTTCTTCTTTCCTGCATTCCTCAATGATGTCATTAAGGTATGTTTCTAGGTTAAGCATTAAGTCACCGTAGTAAGCGATTGGGGCTGGACATCCCTCAATGAGTTTTTTAGAACTGGAGTTTTGGGCAATAGCAGGTGTAGCAACCATGATGACTCCTCAGTTCTAGGCGTTGTATCGCTTGACGCTCATCAAGCAATATAAGTTTATCAGGTAGACGCTGGGAGGTTTACAGGCCAAGGATAGTCTTGAGTATTCATTGCTGCTGGACCTGGATCATTTACCATTTCCTCATCAATATAAATCTCTAGACCTTCAACTACTACAAGAACATCGTCTTTTGCCCTACCTCGTACACGATACATAGAAACACCGTAGTAACGAGCATCATAAAAGAACATATCGTTTAGGTGCCGCTGGTATTCAAATGGTTGG